TGACACCCATGCCCCCGACCTCGTGGTCGTGGACGGTGCCTATTTCATGGACGACGAGAATGGCGAGCCTAAAGGTACCCCGAGGGCTTTGACCAACATCACCCGATCCCTGAAGAGGCTGGCGCAGGCAAAGAAGATCCCTGTCGTTATCACGACGCAAGCCCTTTCTTGGAAGGTCGGCAAGGGAGGGAAACTCGACGCCAATGCGGTTGGGTATTCCTCTTCATTCGTGCAGGACTCTGATGTGCTCCTCGGGGTCGAGAAGCAGGCTGAGGACGAGGGGATGTTCATCCTCCGTATTGTGCTCTCTCGTAACACCGGGCCTCGTGCTACACGCCTCTTCATGGATTGGGACACGTCACAATTTGAAGAGTTGGGTGAGGTCATTGAGTTCAATGACTAAGCCTAAGAGGAAGGACGGGCCTCCCCTCGTACCCAAGGACGTGGTAGGGGCACTGCACCGTCTCGGGATCAGGCCCGAGCGCGCTAACGGTGGTGAGATTGCTGCCCGCTGCCCCGGACACTACTCTCGGCTGGGCCGCGCCGACCGACGGGCGGGCTCGTGGAGTATCAGCACCAGGACCGGGAAGCACCACTGCTTCTCGTGCGGCTTTGGCGGGGACTTCACGATCCTCGTCATGGAGATCCGTGGCTGGTCTCGACGCAAGGCTCAGATGTGGGTCGTGTCGTTGGGCGCTGAGGTCGCGCAGGAGGAGATGCAGCCCGAGGAGTACCGGGTCCGTGTCGAGGAGGCCTCCCTCGTGCTCTACTCCCCTCCCCCTACCCGCGCGCTCAAGAGGAGGGGCCTCACTGCCGAGGCTGCCGCCCACTACGGGGTCTTGTGGGACCCGGAGGAGGATGCTTGGATCCTTCCTTTCCGCGATGAAGAGGGCTCTTTGATCGGGTGGCAGCGCAAGTGGGAGGGGGAGTCGAAGGTACGTAATCATCCCCGAGGCCTGCGAAAGGGCCAGACACTATTCGGTATTGACCGGCTGGAGTCCGATGAGGTAGTGTTGGTGGAGTCTCCTCTTGATGCGGCGAAGGTCCATGCTGCGGGGATCAGTGGAGCGGTAGCGGTGGCCGGGGCGAGGTTGACGGTGGAGCAGAAGCGCATTCTCCTACGCCGAGCCCGGAGGCTGGTGCTGGCTCTCGACAACGATGAGCCTGGTCGCAGGGCTGCTGAGGACGTGGTCAACAGCATTGGCACACGCCTCGGTGCGAGGGTCTTTGACTATGATGCCGCGCCGGATGCGAAGGACCCCGGTGACATGACTTACGACCAGATCGTAGAGGGGTACGAAGGAGCGAGGTACTTCTTACTGGACAAGGTGACGAGACGGGAGGCAGTGACATCTTCACGGGAGAACTGAAGCCTTTCCAGATTGACGGCTTGCACAAACTCCTTGACCTCGAAGGGGGTTTGTTGTCGTTCGTCTTTGGGCTGGGTAAGACTCCCACGGCTCTCGCGTGGTCGGAAGATCTCATTGAGTGCGGGGAAGCGAAGACTGGTTGGGTCGTTACCGACGGTAACCTGAAGTATCAGTGGCTCGGGACTGAGGGTGGTGACGGGATCGACCCTAGCGGGATCCTCGGGTTCACTGACTCCTCTGCCATCGTCATTGACGGCAATCCGAAGGAGCGTAAGGCGCAGTATCGAGAGGCAATGACGGGGCGCTATCAGTACATTGTCATTGGCTACACGAATATCACGAATGAGTGGGAGAAGGTTCGTCATCTTCCCCGAGACTTCGTAATCGCTGACGAGATCACGGCGATCAAGAATCCCTGGTCCCAGCGCACGAAGGCCTTCACGAAGGTGGACTCTCCTCGAAGGCTGGGCCTGAGCGGGGCACCCATTGAGAACAAGATCGAGGACGCATTCTTCATCCTGCGTTGGATCGACCCCGACGTGTTTGGACCCTTCCACGTCTTCGAGCGGGTCTTCATCGAGCGCGACCGNTTTGGAAATGTAGTGCGGTGNAAAGACCCCGAACTTTTCCGGGAACTGCTTGATTCGGTGATGGTGCGCTCCTCGGAAGAGGACAGGGCGGAAAACCTGCCGGATGTTATTAATGGGGGTATGACTCCCCACTACGTTCGATTCGATCCTTTCGGGGAGAGTTTGTACAACTCCCTGGCAGATGGGCTCGTGGAAGAACTTCGTGAGGCGGCATCGAAGTTGGGCTCGTCCTTCAACCTGTGGGCTCATTACACGGGGGTCAAGGACAATCCGGTAGCAGATGCTATTCGCGGTAGGGTGATGAGTTACCTTCTCTGCATTCGTCTTCTATGTGACCACCCGGACTTGCTCCATGTAAGCGCAGAGAAGTACGACCGCACAGGAGGGGCTCGGGGTGCTGCTCGTGCATCGGAGTTGCGTGAGAATGGTCTTTTACTCCCCATGGGGTCGAGGTCTCCGAAGTTGGCCGAACTCATTAAGCAGGTACAGGACTTCCTGGATGAAGACGAAGACAACAAGATCGTTATCTTCACTGCCTTCACTGAGATGCTATCGATATTGGCTGAGATGCTTGCTCCTGAAGCAAAGTACGTGACATTCCACGGGGGTAAGACGGCGAAGGCAAAAGATGCTGCGAGAAGAGCATTCAACGAGGACCCCGAGGTTCGTCTGTTTTTGACATCTGATGCAGGAGGCTATGGGTTGAACCTTCCTGTCGCTAACCTGCTCATCAATTACGATCTGCCTTGGGGCGCGGGCAAGCAAGGACAGCGCAACGCTCGCATCGTCCGCATGAGCAGTGAGTGGGATGAGGTAGAGCAGCGGGCGCTCCTTATGGAGGGCTCCGTCGAGGAGCGGATGCTGGACCTCATCGCCATGCAGACCCGCATGAGCGAGCGTCTAGTTGACGGGCGGGGCAAGGGGGGACTATCCCTGGGCATCGGGAGNCTCGTGCAGTTTCTGGAAGAAACCAGGCCTTAGACTTGCGAGGACTGGGCATCATAGTTAGTATGGCCCTGTCGTAGGAGAACCGAGCAGAGGAGACGAAGATGGCGACGACGGTGAAGCGGCGCAACAAGCCGGGGCTGAACACGCGGACAGTGCGGGAGAAGGTCCGCCAGTTCGTTGGTCTCGACGCTGAGGCCAAGGTCCTGGAGAAGCGCAGGAAGGAACTCCGGGATGACCTCGTGGCGGTCATCGAGGAGTACGGGTACGAGGACCCTAACGAGGGGCATTCGTACTTTGACCTCGGTGACGAGACGGTCGAGGGCGTTACGCGCATCAAGCGCGAGCGCCGGGTGAGCCGTAGCCTGGACCGGGAGAAGGCCATGGCGCTCATCACGGAGCGGGGCCTGGAGTCTGAAGTCATCCAGTGGCAGCCGGTCATTGACGAGGACGCCTTGTACGAGCAGGTGTACCACGGCAAGATCAAGCCCGAGGAGATCGACGACCTCGTGGTTGAGAAGATCTCCTACGCCTTTAAGCCGGTGCGGTAGTGGTGGACGCCTACTTTTGCACGGTCATCATCTCCTTCATCTCCGTGGCTCTCGTAGTTGCCCTGGGGGGTCTCTACACCCTACGCCGCCGTTTGGAGTTCTACCGACGGGAGTATTTCGATCTCCTGAAGGTTGTGCAGAGACTACAGGCTAGCCACATCGACCTACTCTCGATCTCCAAGCCTGACAGTGTTTGGGAGGGCCGGATAGACGGTGTGGTCGAGACCTTGCAGGAGATTCGGGCTGATATCGAAAGACTGCACCCTGAGGGGGATCGCCATGAGTGATGACCCGATCCTTGACCGATTTCGTCCTCCGCACGTTGGTACCTCGCTCTTCGAGTCGGAAGAGGAAGGGCCTGAGGAGACTGAAGCGCCCTCATGGGAGCGCCGTGGGAGGGTCTACAGCATCAAGTCGAGGGATGTGGAACTCTTCCCTGTTGGCGCGCTCGCTGAGGCTCTGAACCGTAAGCCCACCACGATCCGGTCGTGGGAGTCTCGGGGGTGGTATCCGAAGACGCCCATCCGTGGACCGGTACAGGGGCACACCGGCAAGCGTCGTCTCTACACGCGGGAGATGATCGAGGGGACCGTAGAGATTGCCTGGGACGAGGGACTGATGCCCGATCCCCACCGCTCTCCTCCGATGGAGGACACCGACTTCGTTGCTCGCGTGTTCGACCTTTATGACAGTCTGGAGATCTGATGCACATCGAGAAGACGCGGAGGTTCACCGTACAGCCTCGTCAGTACGAGGGCGTTCAGTTTGGGGCCACAGTGTCGGCCAGTCATCACGATCTCGGGCTGACTGACGAAGATCTTCAAGGTCGCCTGGCCGACGAGAATGTCGAGGTCCACAATGACCTGCAAAGGCTCGTGGATGAGCGGTTGGACTCGCTCATCGAGGAGGATATGAGGGAGGCTCGACGGATCCAGGGTGCTGCCGAGTGGGGCGGGGAGCCCGCCCCCAAGAAGCGTCGGAGGAACGCATGAGGAGCGTCGAGCCCGAGGTCACGCTGCTGGCCTACACCATGACCATGACTGAACGGAGGAGATAAAGATGGTCGAGAAGCGACGCCGCAAGCGCGGTGCCCCGGCGCACGACGAGTACCGCTCGCGCGCCAAGGAAGAGTTCGATGTCGATGACGATGACGACACGGGTGGCGAGGACGAGGCTGAGGAGACCGAGGCCCCTCGTCGCCGTGGTGGAGGAGGAAGTATGGCAGCCAAGGGAGGAGCAGGCTGGGACGCTTTCAAGGGTCTCGGCTCTAGCAAGGGTGCAGGTCGTCCTGATCGTCTCAAGTTGGAACTCGATGGACCGCCGGTCCTGGTCAAGTTCCTCGATGATGAGCCTTTTGCTGTCTACCAGAGGCATTGGGTACAGGAGATGCCGAAGGGCANGAAGAAGTCCTTCGTCGCACCGGATAACGACGCGGACAACCCTCTTCTTGCCGTAGGCCACGAGCCCGAGACGCGGGTGTGCTTCAACGTCGCTGTCGTGTGGACGGAGAGCGGTGAGGGCGTGGGCAAGGTGCTCGTGTTG